TAATACTTTTCTCTTACGTATTTCTTTGGTTCTGGTCTCTTATATGGATTGCGCTTCTTTTGAATTTGGTCATGTTTGTGATACATAAAGGTCATGAAGTCCCCAATGGGACTGCACCTTATTTATATCACTTTAATATGAGTCATCTCCCATCGGTTCGGTATATATCACCTTGCCTGGCCCACCATATCCAACCTTTCCTTTGACTTTGACATATGATAAATCACTCTCTGTATAATCTGTCTTTAATATTCCAACCATTACCTTTAGCATCTCCCATGTCTCTTCAAACTCTTCTTCTTCCAAACAATTGTATATACATCTATCTTTCGCATAGATGTGGTACATCGTGTCTTCGTGAATTCCAACCATCCCTTTAATATAATCTTATTTGTATTTAGAGGTTTCGGAACAAACCATACAAAGGTATGTATGATTAGAAGGATTTTGAAAAA